AATCAGTTTTAAGATAGCTCTTGAACTTCTTAGCGAATACCATAATTGGTTAAATCAATAATGGTGATTTTCCACTGCCCTTAGTCATTTGATTGATTTCAGCTATCGTTGCTTCGGAAATATCCTTTGATTCAGGACAATTATTTTCTTTCAAGAACTCCAGACTGTTTTCAATATCCTGGAGTTCTTGTTTTATTCCTCGAAGTTCTCGCAGGATATCATATAATACTGTAATCATGCTTCCCTCCTTCCATTTGCTTTCCATTTCTACCCTGCTTTCTTTTCTTCGAGAGTATCTCTGGCTCTCAGAATCTCTGCGTTGCTTCTGATGATCGCCAGGCTCTCTCTATCCAGCTTTTTCAAAATCGCAGTTGTTTCCTGCAACAGCTTCTTTTTCGTTTCTTTCATCCGATTCTCTCCTTTCTGTATTGGCTTGCCATCATCGGCGACCACGTTGCCATCGTGATCGGACGGGGACTGTGCCCCGTTTCGGCTTTATTTATAAAGTTGTTTCAATAAATTCAGTTGCTGCTTTGATGGTTCTAAAAGTATGAAACTCTCTGAACCCTTTGCCCTCACGCACGTTTACGTGATAGGCTCCGCGTGTTCCTTTCATTCTTTTGATTTCGTAACCCTTAACAACTTTTACTGTTTCGTACATTTTATTTACCTCCTGTGTTTTGCTTGCTTCGTTATCGTTGATTACATTATAGTAATCTTCGAGAACATTGTCAAGTGCTTTTTGTTAGCTTTGCTAACTTTTTTTGTTGACTTTTTGCTCGTACAGTGTTATCCTTATTTCAGAAAATACAATGAAGGGAGGCGAATGAATGACGCAAGGTGAGCGTGTCAAAGAAATCCGAAAAAGCTTAGAAATGACAATGGAACAATTCGGAAATAAGCTCGGAGTGACCAAAGTGGCAATCTCCAATATTGAAAAAGAAAAGAGAAATCTCACGGAACAAATGAGTCGGGCGATATGCCGTGAGTTCAATGTCAGTGAAGAATGGCTGAAAACAGGTGATGGAGAGATGTATCAGCAACTCTCAGAAGATGAGGAAATAGCTGGTATTGTTTCAGATCTGTTAGAAGAAGGAAAAGACAACGCTTTTTACAGTGTAATTTTGGAGATAGTCAAAACTTACAGTGAACTGTCTCCAGCATCACAAAAAGTACTCACGGAAGCAGCCGAGAAGCTGGCTGACAATTTGGCAAAAAAGAAAAGGGACTAACGTCCCTCCCTTCTGTCAAAGTGCTTCTTGATGATTATGTAAACCTGTTTCAAAAAAGTTTCATCAGAAGCATTCAATT